ATTAAGCAAACCAATGGTTATTGGTATGGGACAAAAAGGACCTGGACTAATGCCATACCTTTTCACTGTTAGTCCCGATAAAGAAATCAAATTACTTAAAACTACAGTTACAGTCTGTGAAGCAACCGATAAAGGGTTTGCTGATCAATTCATCGAAAGTACTACCGGTATTAAACTAGCATAAATATCCTATAAGTTAGGAGATTTATATGGCAACAGTAATTACAATGACAGGGCCAGGTACAACAACAGTGGATCTAGATCCAGTAGCATTAGCTATTGGTGCATCAACAACGGCAATGACCGCCAACTTAAAAGGTATCCAAGCTGCTTGTAATGAGATTAATAAAGCAATACGTGAAATGAAAAATCATACCAGCGTAAGTTCTAAATCATTACAAGATCTACAAATTGCCGTTGCCAGTATTGCTACAGCAACCGCGGCTCAGACAGTGATTCAAGCTGCCGCCGCCAGTAATCAAATTAAAACTAACAACTTCCAAGTTGCAGCAACTAAATCGTCTTTAGAAGAAACTGGACAAAAAATTCCTGTTGAACCGCCAATTGTTCAACAGATTACAGAAACAGTAAAAGACTCCGTGCAGATGAATAGTATTGCTGTTGCTGAAGGTGCGGTGACTTCATATATTTCTACACAAGCCGCAGCTCTTGCAACATGGATAGCAACGACAGAAACTTATCGTGGTATAGAAAGTTTCTTAAGTAAGGCAAAGAACACTTTACTTGGAACTATTTTACCTCCAACACCTGGCGATGTAAAGAGTGCCATCACTGGTGCTGGTGTGTTGCCAGACCCGACTGCTAACATAGGCTAAAATGTCTCTCGGCGGAAAATATATTTCAATTGCTAACCCTCAACCGGGTACTACAAATACTCCATACCCGGCCGGTTCTACTCCGCCTTTTAGTCCTGTAACCGTTACAGTAAGTACTGATCATGCATACCTTATTGGAGTATACTACGGAGAAATTATATTCTTACTCGAAGGCATACAAGCATCTCTAAACGAAATCAATAAAGGCCTGCGTGAAATTGATCATTATTGGAAACAAATACCTCCAGCAGTAGATAACCTTCCAATAGCAGTGGCTTCAATAACTCCAAACATATCTACTAAATCTATAGTATTAGCGGCCAAAGCAACTAATCAAATTAAAACAAATAATTTTAATGTTAGCCTTCAAAAACAAGCAGGAGTTGTAGTGCAAGAACCAGTAATGGCAACACAAATCTTAAACGGAATTAAAGATGCCAATGTTATGAGACAAGCTGTTGTTGCCGAAACAGCAGTGGTCCAAACTACAACATACGCAGCAAATACTGTTGTAGGATGGATAACAGGAACAGAAACTTATAAATCAATAGCAGAATATTTTGCAAAAATAAAAGATCGTCTGCTAAAAAATATATTACCTGCTACTGCTGCCGATGCTAAGAGTGCGGCGGTTGGTGCAGGAACTTATCCTCTCCCTTATACACAATAATCATGCCAGCTGTCGCTAGAATATCCAAAGATTATGCAAGAGAGCTGCTCAAAGTTGCTCCTCAAACAACTGTTTTCTTAAATGATGCTCCATTTGTAGCGGCCACAGAGGGATCAAAAACAGTAAAAGGTGATACAGTGGTATCTAGTATTGTTACTGTTTATGTTGAAGATAAACGGATAGCTGTAGTTGGAGCAATCATGGCATCAGGCGCTACTATTAATACTGGTAGTCCAGATGTGGATGCAGGCAAAATTGGCCCTTAATCAAATCCTTTGACATTACCATTCTATTTTGCTAAATTACTTGTAGAGCACATAGCTCACCATAAGGAGAATTAATATGGCACAAAATAGACACGCTGAATTCACAGCAATAGTAGAGGCAATGGAAGGCGATTTCGAAAAGTTTTACGACAAAGAAGTAGGTGCAGCAGGAACTCGTGTTCGCAAGCATTTACAAGAACTAGCCAAACTTTGTAAAGAAGTTCGCAACGACGTTACAGCAGTTAAAAACGCTCGCAAGGAAGCTTCTGGCAAATAATAAATACCAAAATGGGAATTTGGTATGGCATACAGCGACAAAGTAATCGATCATTATGAAAACCCTCGTAATGTGGGTAGTTTTGATAAGTCTGATCCTAGCGTGGGTACCGGAATGGTTGGCGCACCTGCTTGTGGCGATGTCATGAAATTGCAGATTAAAGTCAACGATCAAGGCATAATTGAAGATGCTAAATTTAAGACTTATGGTTGCGGTAGTGCTATTGCCAGTTCTAGTCTTGTCACTGAATGGCTCAAGGGCAAGACACTTGACGAGGCAGGTACTATCAAGAACTCAGATATCGCAACTGAACTTGCTCTACCGCCCGTTAAGATTCACTGTAGCATATTGGCAGAAGACGCTATCAAAGCGGCAGTAAATGATTACCGTAACCGACACAGCCAATAAAAAAATTAAACAACTACTTGAAAAACGTGGTAAAGGTGTAGGTATTCGAGTAGGAGTTAAAACCACAGGCTGTAGTGGATTGGCATACACTATAGAATATGTTGATGAGTATATTGCGGAACTGGGTGTAACTAACTACGCCCAGCCCGAATTTGTAGTTCTTGTTGACGCCAAAGCCCTGCCATACCTAAACGGGCTAACAATAGATTGGGTTCGAAACGGACTGAACGAAGGGTTCGATTTTATCAATCCAAACGAACGTGATCGCTGCGGATGCGGCGAATCATTTCGAGTATAAATCAAAGCTACTTGACATAATTTTGGTATTATAGTATAATACTGGAATAGTCATTACTTTTGGAGAAAAATATGAGTATGCATTTGGAAGGTCCGTGGTTGTCAACTACTGGCAAAAAGAAAGGCAAACAAAAATTTCGCTCAGCAGAACATGCTAGAAAGGCTAGAGAATTGGACGAATCATGGAAAGAGCTCCAAAAGAAATGGGCAATAGAAGCAGAAGATAAAAAACGTAAACGTGGTCTGGCCGCTCCAACTATAAGTCCAGTGGTTAACAAACCGTTTATTAGAGATACAGGATCAAGGATTCCTAGTTTGGATCCTACAAATATGGCACCGTGCCTTAAAGCACCAGATAAAGTTTATACTGGTACAATGATTAAAGGCATTGGAACCATGCATAAAAGCAACGCTGTACCCATTTTTAGCAACGAACAAGCGGTAGAAATAAGTAAAATGCGTAGATAATTTAAAAACTTATGTTTTTATCAGAGACACACAGGCATAACTATATATTGTACCTAAAAAATAAGGTACCATTTTTGCAAGGAGATGCCAACGGCCAAAACTTTTTATTAACGGCGCTAGCGACGCCTGTTCCAGCGTAAAGGAGAAACGAAATGATACGCATCATAAAATTTATAGTATTCGCCCTAGCTATGCTAGCGGTGACATTCGCAGGGTATAAGGCAGTTAATTATAAACTGGAAACCCTCAAGACAGCTCGCATAGAAGTGAGCAACGTTACAGCAAGTATGAGACAGAAACAACTAGACTGTCTAGCTCGTAACATATACCATGAAGCAGGCTACGAACCATTTGAAGGTAAGGTAGCAGTTGCACAAGTTACAATCAATCGTGCAGAAAGTGGACAGTTCCCTAGTGACATCTGCCAGGTTGTTTATCAAAAGAACATAGTGTATGAAAAAGTGCTTTGCCAATTCAGCTGGTACTGTGATAGTGCTAGTCTAAAGAAACCAATGAATGGCCCAGTTTATTATGAGTCTATGGAAGTCGCAAAGAAAGTCCTATTGGAGGGATTTAGACTTGACTCTGTTAAACAAGCATTGTATTATCATGCTGACTATGTAAACCCTAAATGGGGTAAGAAACCAATTGCCAAAGTTGGTAGACATATTTTTTATAAGTGAGGACTGACATGAACGTAGAAGTTGTAAAGAAATTTACACAAGATTTGTTTAATCTTGATCTTTGGGTTGCAAACATCAAAGAACATGCACCTCACATTTCAGCAGAAACAGCAGGATGGGTTGCCGTAGTGTTGCTACACATGGCAACCATTCCTACTATGATTGCTGTGCTTACAGGACTAACTGAAAAAATGCCACCAGTTGACATGGTGCTTTTCAGTTGGTTAGGGCTGTTTTTATTCTTTATTAAAGCAACAATCCAGAAGGATTTGCTTAATATTGTAACCATTGGCTTTGGATTCTTTGTCCAAGCCGGCTTGTTGGCATTGATTGTTTTCAAGTAAAATAACGATAAATATTAGATATTAAGGAGCATCAAAATGCCATCAGGATTCGTACAAGATACAAACCAATTAAGCCCAGGCTTTTACCGTGTCGTTATTGACATGTCTGGCTATCCAACAGAAACAGGTAATACAGGCGGTGCAGTTACACCAACCAGCTCAGACAACGTGGGTAACGGTGTTAACCAAATTTCAGCAAAGCCAACCACACTATCACTAGGTCAAGACCGTGCTCGCGGAAATATGCGTTTCCGCAACATTGTAAACAGACTAAGTGGTGTAGGTGATTGTCAGATTCTAGACATTGAAGTCGGCGGCCAAACAACTGGCGATAGTCAAGCAACAAGTTTAGCATTTACTGTAAAATATGAACGCCCACAAGATTTAACCAACAGCATTAGAGCAGCAGTTTATGCAGAGTCTGGTTCTTACAACAACGCAGGTAGTGTAGCAATTACAACAACACTACTAGGTTTAGAAGAATTAGTTGTCCGTGGTGTTCGCGATGCTACAACAGCAAACGTTCGTGTATACAATGGAACAGCAGGCACTGACAACATGTTATCAATTACAGTTGCCGCTCCTGATACTGCTTCTAACGTCTTAGCAGATGTTACAGTTGCACTAATCGACGGCACCGAACTTGTAACAACAGACGAATCAGGAACAGCAGAATAAGGCATCTGATGATACTAGCTTGGTTACTACTCCTAACTGGCTTAACAATATCCGCGGTAGCGATCTATTACTCAGTAGTAGGTCTTACCGCAATATTTTCTGCCGCCGCCATTCCGATTATCATAATGGGATCGGCACTGGAAGTAGGCAAGTTAGTCTGCGCCAGTTGGTTAAAAGCCAATTGGGAACGTGCTCCACGTTTCATGAAATATTACATGATTACCGCAGTTATGGTTCTCATGCTAATTACATCAATGGGTATCTTTGGATTCTTATCTAAAGCACACAACGACCAAAACTTAGTAAGTGGCGATGTTCAAAGTAAGATTGCTATCTACGATGAAAAAATTAAAGTAGCAAAGGAAAACATCGATGCAAATCGCAAAGCACTCAAACAAATGGATGAGGCTGTGGACCAAGTTATGGGTCGAAGTCAAGATGAAAAAGGTGCCGACAAAGCAGTTGCGTTACGTCGAGGGCAGGCCAAAGAACGCACTAGATTACTTTCTGAGATTACAGCCGAACAGAAACTTATTGCCCAACTTAGTGAAGAACGGGCACCCATTGCCGCAGAAGTGCGTAAGGTGGAAGCAGAAGTTGGTCCAATAAAATACATAGCCAAGTTTATCTACGGTGACAAAGGAGCAGATGAAAACTTCTTAGAACGTGCTGTAACTTGGATTATTATTCTTATTGTTATTGTGTTTGATCCATTAGCGGTTATTATGTTGTTAGCTGCACAAATGACCTTTGGCTGGTACAGACAACAAAAAGCACAAGACAGCTATCCTACAATAGCAGACTTGGATAGAGATGTAGGTGAACCACCTACAGAAGAAGAAAAGAAAGAAATAGAAGAGGCAAAAGAAAGAAACTTTGACTGGCCACCATTCAGTTCGTTATGGCCATTCCCATCAGTACAGAAACCTGTAGAAATTCCTAGCGAAACACCGTCGACTGCCACAGGAGGTGATATAACAGCGCCGGAGCAACCAGCTATAGATCTTGAACCCGACTTTCTTAAACAAGCAGAAGAGCGTGTACAAGAACGCATCGAAGAAGTTAAACAGGAAGAAACACCAGTTCCGTTAGAACAATGGAACAAGATGATTGAGGAAGCTGAAAAGGCAGTTGAAGAAGAAACAAAGGCAACAATTGAACCAGACTTTCCTAAGGCAGAAGAAACAGAAGAATCAAAAAAAAAGACGTATATGACCAAGGACGAAGCGGGCAAGATACAGATCAAGGACAGATCGTAGCAGGGTATGTGCAAAATGCAGAACAAAGTGACGGAACACTTTGGTCAAGAATAAATGCAAGTAGACTAAGACCCAAGGACGAATTGTACAAAATCTATGATGTTGATCGTTTTCAAGATTTGATAATTGATAAATTTACAGACCCATCCTTGTATGAATTTGTTGAAGAAACAAAAGCTCGAGGACCAAAGTTTGCTAATTATTCATCAGAACGACTACAAGAATTTGCAGATAGAATATATGAACTTAGGAAAAATAACTCTAATAACACCACCAGATAAACTGTTCAATATGAATTTGAGTTATCTATTAGTTAAGCCTTCAAACTACATTAAACAACAGTTTCAAACTATTTTAAGTAAAAGCATTGATGATTTAAACATTTTTATGTTTGATGAACAAGAAACTGATATTAGTTGGATGTTAAGCGTTGCACAACAAGTAGATGTAGTTATTGTAGATATCGACAACTGCGATGTAATTACTCAAAAGTTTGTCACATTTCTACTGGCACAACCCAACGCACACTATATAACTAAAGACGAGACAACTCCATATAACCTAATTTCAAAAAATAGAATTTGGGATTTGGACCAAATCGTAGAACAATTTTCTGACAACCAAGAGGATGATGATGAATCACAAGACTAAAGGAACTGGTGTTACCGTTAGAGATAACGAAAACATTAATCAAGCACTAAGACGTTTCAAACGCAAAGTTGAAGACGCAGGCATTTTGGACGACTTACGTAAAAAAGAATTTTACGAAAAACCAACTACAGCCCGTAAACGAGCCAAAGGTGCAGCCAAAGCTCGTTGGCGCAAGAAGCTCGAAAAAGAGCAATTACCAAAGAAAATGTATTGACATTACAACATTCTTGTGTTACAATTTAGTATCATAATAACGAAAGATACTAAATGGCTAATACAGATGTAATGATTGACTTAGAAACATTGGCGACATCCACAGATGCCGCCATTCTTACCATTGGAGCAGTAAAGTTTGATCCTTTTGGTATGGACATAGAAGAACCAGCAATGGATAGTTTTTATGTCAAAGTAGATGTTGATAGTTGTCACGAGCTCGGCCTTGTTGCAAACGACGACACTATTGCATGGTGGGCTAATCAAAGCAAAGAAGCACAAGACGAAGCCTTCAGTCCCGACAATCGCATTCATGTAGTTGATGCATTTAATCAGCTATATAAATTTTGTTGGGGAGCAAAACGTGTTTGGTCAAACGGTGCGGCATTTGACATTGTGATTTGCGAAACAGTTTTCAAACGTATTAACAAGGCAGTACCTTGGAACTTTTGGCAAGTACGTGATGTGCGTACCGCATTTGACCTTGGCATAAATCCTAATCGCCCTCCAGTATTAAAACACCATGCATTAGAAGATGCATGGAACCAAGCAGTTGGTATACAAAATGTCTATAACACTTTGCGTACTAGCACCACACGAGATGGCAAATATCTCGCACCTTTTAGCAATGAGAGATAACATGGACAAACAAACAAAAGAAGTAATGGATATTTTACAAGAAGAATGTGCAGAAGTAATTCAAGCAGTTAGTAAAATAAGTAGGTTTGGACTAGATAATTTAAAGCCCGGAAAACCCAAAACTAACAGAGAACATTTAGAAGAAGAACTAGGCGATTTACAAGCCATGGTAGAAATCCTACAAGAGCTTGATATTGTTAGTTTTAGCAATATTGAAAAAGCCGCAGAAGCCAAGCGTGAAAAACTAAAAATTTGGTCAAATATTTTTAGTTCTGAAAGAGAAAAAGTATAAATACGAATGTAGAGCGCCGTTAGGGCTTTATATATTCTTGCTTAACAAAGGAGAACAGAAATGAGCAAAATCATAGGTATCGACTTAGGTACAACAAATAGCTGTGTAGCAGTACTAGAAAACGGTAAAGCTAAAGTAATTGAAAACAGCGAAGGTGCAAGAACAACACCATCGATTGTTGCTTACACACAAGATGAAATTCTTGTTGGTGCTACAGCAAAACGTCAAGCAGTCACAAATCCCAAGAATACAATTTACGCAGCCAAGCGTTTAATCGGACGTAAGTTTGAAGAACAGGCTGTGCAAAAAGACATTGGTCTAATGCCATACACTATCATCCGTGCAGAAAACGGTGATGCATGGGTAGAAGCCAATAATGAAAAACTAGCACCTCCACAAATCAGTGCTGAAGTTCTACGCAAAATGAAAAAGACTGCCGAAGACTATCTAGGCGAATCAGTCACTAAAGCAGTTATTACAGTTCCAGCATATTTTAACGACCAGCAACGTCAAGCAACTAAAGACGCAGGTAAGATTGCTGGCTTAGAAGTGTTGCGTATTATCAACGAACCAACAGCGGCCGCACTTGCTTATGGTGTTGATAAAGAATCTAAGAAGGATCGCAAGATTGCTGTGTATGACTTAGGTGGTGGTACATTTGATATTAGTATTATCGAAATTGCTAACATTGACGGTGACAAACAGATTGAAGTGTTGTCAACAAACGGTGATACATTCCTAGGCGGTGAAGACTTTGACCAGGCTATCATGGATCACTTAGTTGAAGAATTCAAGAAAGAAAACGGTGTTGATCTTAAGAAAGACATGTTGGCTCTACAGCGTTTGAAAGATGCCGCAGAAAAAGCCAAGATTGAATTGTCTAGCTCTGCAAGTACAGACATCAACTTGCCATATATTACCGCTGATGCAAGTGGCCCTAAGCATTTAAATGTCAAACTTACCCGTGCTAAATTTGAAGCAATGGTAGAGAAACTAATTGAGCGTTCAATTGACCCTTGTAAAGTTGCTATGAAAGATGCTAATGTATCTGCAAGCGACATTGACGAAGTTATTCTAGTCGGTGGACAAACACGTATGCCTAAAGTACAAGAAGCAGTTGAGAAGCTGTTTGGTAAGGCGCCACGTAAAGATGTTAACCCAGACGAAGCAGTTGCAGCGGGTGCGGCTATTCAAGGTGCTGTTCTAGCAGGCGACAAGACTGATGTTCTATTACTAGACGTTACTCCATTGTCACTTGGTATTGAAACAATGGGCGGTGTGTTCACTAAGTTAATTCAAAAGAACACAACTATTCCTACTAAAGCC